TTAGCCAATAGGCTTTTTGCGGTGAACACGCTTTGTCAGCCGCGTCATTGCATCGCGGGCGAGTCGCTGCTGCTCTGCTTCGCGGCTGTATAGCTCGGCGTGTGCGATATCGTCGTGGCCGAGTGTGTCCATAAGCTGTCGGGTGCTGGCACCGGTCTCCGCCAAGAGCTTTCCTAGCGATTTTCTAAGGCCGTGCATCGTGCAGCCTTTCGGCATATCCGCGCTCTTTGTCCAGTCCGCCATGCGGCCTGTCAGGGACTTCTCCGAGAAGGGCTCGCCGTAGGCTGTGATCAGCACGAACTCGCCCTTCCGCTCTAGCGGTTCGATGATCTCGCGCAGCATCGGAGTGATCGGCAGGACAAGCTCCTTGCCACCCTTCTTCTGTTTGATTGTTACGATGCCGCGCCGGAAATCGAACCAATCCCATTTGACGCGTGCGACGTCGGATCTCCGATTGCCGAGCCACAGTGCGAGTCCATAGGCCGTACGGGGAGTGCTGCCGAGCGGCCAGCGCGCCTCGAAGGTTTCGCGCTCTTCGTCGGTCCATGCCCTCCAGCCCTTATACTCTGGGCGGTAGTTCATCTTCCAAGTTGGGTCGGCCTCGATCCATTCCTCGTCGAGGGCAACGTAGACCATTTTTCGGATGGTCGTCAGGAGGTGCTTTGCCTTATGGGGGGTGGCGCTGAAATGCGCGAGGATACCTTTGATGTGGCGTCGCTTGGCATCCTTCACGAGCATGTCACCCCATACGTCCGGGCGCCCATCAACGACGAGTAGCTTTAGGAACTCGGTCGCGAGCCGCGTGTTCTGGTCCTTGGTCGCAGGGTCGTGGGAGAGCCATTCCGGCGTCCTCTGGGCGCGCCTCCATGCGTCGCGAAAGCTGCCGGGTATCGCTGTCCCCGGCATGGTGATTACCACGGCAGGTTTGTATTCTCGACCTTCGATCGCTGCCTGGTAGGCGGCTTCGAACTCGTCGTCGCCTGGTGATCCCTTGATCGGGGTCGTTTTGCCTGCGCGCCGAAACCGCCAGCGCGTCTGGCCGTGGCGGTCCTGGTAGGATGAGAGGTAGGGGCGGGGCTCTGGTTTTTCGCTCATGGCGCGAAAGATATGCGCCTATGCTCGTCCTGACAACAAGTCGTCGATGCGGTTGCCGCCCTCCTCGGGCAAGGCCGAGAACGCCACGTCAAGGGCAATCCGATCCCAGACGACGCGACCGCCAATTCTCTTCGGGCGTGGCATTAGCCGGTCCGAGACCATCTCATCGAACTTTGTCTCACCGACGCCGATGTAACGCGCCGCTTCCGGCCTGCTCAAACCACGCGGCGGATAAGCGATCTGGTCTTGCAGTTTCATCTGCTCATCTCCTCGCATTCGAGCAACGGCCCGCCGTTCTGGCCGATCATGCCGGCACGTGCCCGGTCGCGGCGCTTCTGGCGTTCCTTGTGCGTCACCAGCTCGGTATGCATGGGATCTGGATTGACGCAGAGCCGGTTGCGGCATTTGTGGTCGAGCTGCTTCTTGCCGGGAATGTAGCCGTGCTCGTTGGTCCACATCACCAGGTGCACGGCGACCGTCTGCCCGCCGAGCGACATACGCGGATAGTTCTTGCCGCGACCTTTAGTGCCCGACGTCGGGCCCTGCCAGATCCAGCAGCCGGTCATGGGGTCGATAAAGACCCGCTCCATGATGCGATCATGGATTTCGAGACGCCGGCCGTTCATCCGTGCTGCCTCCAAGCCTCGAAGGCGGAGCGCAAGCTCTTCCAGCGCTCGGCGGCGGCGGGATCGTCGTTCAGCTCCTTACGCGATGAGATCGCCAACATTGATCGCACGCGAGTTGCGGCCCGCTCGTTGGTGAACGGCGCCTCAAGGCCGTGCTTTTCCTCCAGAAACTTCTTGAACCCAATCTCTGTGCACTTCATTGCGCACTCAGCCGCGAAGTCCTTTGGCTTAGGCGACCGCTGTGCAAGCTGACGGCGCAGCTCGCGTATCTCATTGAACGAATGGCGCAGCAGTAGATCCATCGCGCGCATATAGGTCGGCGCATGGGTCATGAGCCGGCGATCTTCATAGCGGCACGGCGGAAGCAGCAGCGCGATCGGTTCAATCTCGCCCGTCGTAGGCTCTTTGGTGCAGATCTCGGCCCGACCGTTCTCTACGTCATAGGATTCGCACCATTCCTCGCTCGAAGTGCCGAGCAGCTGGCGGGCGTCCAGATACGTCTCTTTAGCGAAGTCGAGGTTCATGGCTTCGCCTCGCTGCTGTGATTGGCGATGAACAGAAGAACGTCGGCATGGCATGGGTCGCCGGGTTTGCACCAGCAAGCGAGGTTCTTGCCTTGCAGGTCGCGCTGGATCTCGTCGGCCGTGGGTGGCGCGCCCATCTCATCGATGTCGCCGCCAATCCAAGCGTCAAAGCAGCGAACCGCATGTTCCTGCCAGGTGCCTTCAATCGGCTTGAGGCCCGCCTCGGCGAAGATCTCCTGCAGATCAACGAAATCCTGCTTGGTGACTGGATTACCAAATCGGGAAGGGCGCGCGACGTTGACGGCCGACAGACCGTTGGTTGCCTTACTGGTCTGTTGCAGGTTGAAGCCTTTTGCGCGGGAAAGCTGGAGGCGAGCGGGCTTGGTCATGGCTCGGACTCACTCGTCAACCAAAAATGCGCTTAAGGTTCGGATTTTGGATGTTCATGCTCCCGGCCTCCCCGTCAGGGCTGCGGACGCCTCGATGGCGCGCACGTGCATGGTGATGCGGGGCAGAGAGATGGGGGACGTCGACACCGCCGGTCTCGCGGCTGGCACGGGTGAAGATGACGACGCGACGGTCGTCTTCCTGGATGCCGCGGTGCTCAGCGGCCCGCCATTCCTGCCGGTGCTCGGCGACGAGTTCTGCCATTGCAAACTCGGTGACACCAAAGGCATCGGCGAGGCGTGGGATCGTTACTCCGGCGAGGAAGCCTCGTTGGACAGCGGCTCGGTTGAGGTGGGCCGTCGTCGTCTTGAGCGCGAAACGCGGGCGATGGGTGCGGACGGTGTTAAGTTGTTTCGTCATCACTATGAGGCTCCGATTGGGACGGGAAGGGAACACCTTCGATGTCGGCCCGAAGGCCGACGCCGAAAGCGTTCGGCCTCAGGCGGCGCGGCTGGCGATGCGCACGCGTATATGACGGGCAGACTGCTTGAATGCGACTTCGCGCGCGGCGTCGCCGTACCTGGCGATCTCCTGCTGGGTGAAACCCTTGAGCTTCAGCGCGAATTCAGTGCACCCCTCGCCGAGCAGGCGCATGGCGTCGGCCATGGAGTGGGTGATCTGTTCGGGGTTGTCTCCGAGAGGGTTCTGCATGTGGTCTCCGTTGGATTTGAGGGGCAACGGAAATGGAAAATAAATCCAACAATTGAAAACGTCAATGTAGATATGGATTTATTTTCCAGTAGTCTGATTCGACTCGACTCTCTGGCGCTTCTCTGGATTTATGAGAACACAAGGAGAACAAACATGTCTGTCGCACTACGCTACCAGCCTCGAATTTTCGTTCTGCACGTTCGGTGTGAGAACTGCGTTAGAGAGACTTCGAGAGTGGTTGAGGTGCCGCCGGTCGACGATGCGCCTTGCGACGTCGATGAGTTGGTCGAGAGCGGGGTACTCTCCTCGCTGACGTATTGCTGCACTCAGTGCGACTGCAGAATTGGGCAGATCATTGGAGTTAGTCAGGAGCGAAGCTATGCCACATGAGGTAACGGAGTTTGTAATTGTGCCGCCAGTTGATCAGCGGCCGCAGATCCATGGTGCGAAAGAGCGGTTTGTTGACTACCTCGTCCGTCGCTTCCCTGGCTATGCGTTCAAGGTTTCCTCCGTCGCACCCGTAGGAGAGATGGATTGTTACATGATCTACCCGATCATGAACTTTCTTGGACCGGACGGGCAATCCTACATGTGCACCAAGCCGCCCGCATGGTTGCTCGGAGAAATCAGTCGCGCATGCGATGACTTTGATGTCGAGCGAAGCTTCGCCGCTTAGTAGGTGAATTCGTTTTGGACGCGTCGAACAAGGCCGATGACCTCGACCCGCGTGCCGTCATCCGCGTCCGCGTCTCGTTCAACTACGATCGGCTTGTGCTTCGGATTCGTCGACCGGGGATGAAACTCGGTGCGACCTTCGTAAAGTTCAACCTGCTTCACTGACCATTCGCGGGTGTGTCCGCCGTCGCGTGTGCGCTCGACTATGACAACCATGGCGTCACGAAGAACTGCTTCGTTTGCCACATCTTCATATGCAACGGCGATCACCCGGTCGCCATCCATGATGGGTCTTGGCCGAAGGTTGTTCATCGAGTCGCCGGAGACGTCGAAGACGATTTGGCGGGCGTGAGGAAAGCGCTCATCCGGTGGGACCGAGATCAAAACGGGCTCCGACTGATCGAACTCATCCACTTCACGAAACGTTCCAGCCTCCACCCGGCCCACCACCTGGGCAGCGACCATCCTGCCGGGCATCAATGTCAGTTCGCTCTGCGCCACCTCGATGCCATCTCGAAGCCAAAGGAGGGGGCGCTTGATCGTCCGGGCGAGCGTGTCCAGCACATCCCCTCGCGGCTGCTCAATATCGCCGCGCAGGTACTTGTTGATGTTGTCGTAGGGAATGCCTGATCGACGGGAAAGCTCGGCCTTGTTCCAGCCAAGTTCCTTACGTCTCTCGTCCAATCTTTTCCACCAAGCCATGGTCGCCATCATAGTTTCGGAATTATTTTCCGGGTTGGATTTCACTTGCCTTGTAAGTGGATTTAAAATCCATTATTGGTGCGTGCATGAGCACAATCACGATCAGGCAAATCATCAAGGATGCGGGCGGTGCAGAAGCGATCGCGAACGCAGTAGCTGATGCGGGCGGCGACCTGTCGAAGGATGCCGTTTACAAGTGGACGAAAACCGGAATCCCGGATCGCCATTGGCCGATCATCATCGCTCTGACTGAACACGGCCCGGTGGCCCTCTACGCTGCAAACTGTGCGGCGCGAGGTGTGTCCATCGACGCTTCGCAGCATAGCGAGGCGGCCGAATGACCATGTTCTCCAAGCAAGGCACGAGTTTCCTCCTCCCGCTCGCTGGCCTTGCCACCTGGCAGGGGCGCGCCACTGACCTGCGCGTCCCTGCCTCTGTTTTTCCATCCGCGTATCCATGTGGTCCCCCGTGATCTGACGCGCTGAATTTCGCATCTCGAAACCTTTCCCAAAACGGGAAAACCCGACCGGATTTCCCGGCGCGGGAACGCTTTTTTCTTGTCTGGAGACAGCCATGTCCGACGCCTTCCTCTACCGCGTGAAAGCTGCGCAGCGCGACCTGATCGAACGCTGTGGCGGGATCGAGCGCGCCGTGAACATTACCGGCTTTTCAAAAAGCCATGTCGGCCGTTGGAACAACCCGAACGACCCCGACCTCATGCCGATCGGCGCCGTTCGCGCGCTGGAGCAGGACTGCGGCCAGCCGCTGATCACTGCGGTGATGGCGGAAGCCAGCGGCCGCCGGCTGACGGACCCGGAGAGCGAGCGGCAAGCGGATGTCAACGTGCTTGCCGCACACGCCGAGGTGATGCGCCTTTCCGGTGAACTGGCGAACTGCGTCGCTGTCGCGATCTCTGACGGGCATTTCTCGCCGACGGAAGCCACCGCCGTCGACCGTGTTGCGGCCTCTCTGGAAAAGGCGATGTCCGACCTGCGCGCGATGGCAGCCGTCGTCAAAGCGCAGGGCGGAATGGCCGCATCGCTGCGGCTCGTGAGGGACTGATGCCCTCGCTTTCTCGCCAGATCCTGATCGAGCGCGTGCTGCAGCTTTGGCATGAGCGACAGCACGACACCCATGCCATCGCCGCGCAGCTCGGGATCGCCGAGCGCGAGGTCTGCGAAATTATCGAACAATCGGAAAGGCGAGCGCTGTGATCGAAGGGCTGCCGAAGGGGATTGGCGACCGCGCCAGGCGCATCATGGAAACGGCGCTCGCGGTCGGACACTTCCGCTGTGAAAGCAAAACCGACAACGCCTCGTGCCAGAACCTGAACGGTCGGCAACTGCTGAAGAGAGACGCCAAGGAAGCGTGGCTCTGGTATCCGAGCGACAGGGCCTACGAGCTTTCCGGGCTGGTGCGCCCGGTAGTCGGTCTGGATCTGGTCGAAAGCGGCGAGGTCTTTGCTATCCACGCTGCCAACCATGCGCAGGCGTCCGATATCGTGCCGATCGGCATCGATGCCGGCGGTGTCGATATTGTGTGGACCTCTCCACCTTGTGTGCATCACACCATTCCCAAAACTCAGGTGGCGCCGGCTGCCGGATCATCGGACCTGGTCGCGTCGATCAAGACGGCGCGCACGTTGCTGAGCGCTGGCGACGTGCGTGCCGCATTGCTGCTTTCGACTGGTGCCTATGAGCAGGCGAAGGCGGCGGTGAACTATGCCGAGAGGGTCAAGGCCTCACGCGAGCTGATCGACAAGGCGCGCCTCATGCAGGCGGAAGCGCTGAAGATCGAAAGCATGTGCTACGTCGCCATGGCCGACACGATCGACGAAGCGCAATCCAGCGGCCGCATCGCCCGGAAAGGCCGTCCGAAAAATGTTTCCGGCGAAAACATTTTTACCATGGAAGACGTGGGCATCGACCGGGTGCAACTGCACCAGGCGCGAAAGCTCCGCAATGTGGTCCGCGAGCAACCTGATTTTGTCGAGCGCGTAATCGCGGCGCGGCTGGAGGCCGGGCTTGATCCGAGCCGGCGCAGCATTTCGCACGCGATCGGCACGCGTTCGGCGCCGGCGGGCGATAAGGGCGATCAACTCTACCAGACGCCCATCGAGGCTATGCGCACGCTGCTGGCGCTGGAAAGCTTCTCGGCGATGGTGAAAGAGCCGGCGGTCGGCAAGGGCGCGATCATGCGCCCGCTCGAAGATGCCGGTTATGAGGTGATGATCGCCGATCTCGTCGACCGCGGCGTCGCCACGCGGCACGGCGAACTACAGCAGGTTGGAGATTTCCTGCTTTCCGTCGCTGGTGGATCTGCCGGCGTCGATCTCGTTACCAACCCGCCTTATGCCGAGCTGGCAAACGCCTTTCCGGCCCATGCGCTGCGCGAGCACAAGCCGCGCAAGATGGCGCTGCTCCTCAACTGGAATTTCGCGGCCGGATTCGACGATCCTAACCGCATATTCGTCATGGACGAAAACCCGCCGTCGCGCGTGTACCTCTTCACTCGTCGCCTGCCGATGATGCACCGGGACGGATGGGACGGGCCTGAGGCGAGCAGCCAAATGAACACGGCCTGGTTTGTCTGGGAACGCAACGAAGACGGCAGCTATGGCGATGGCTTCCCACGCATCATCCGCGTGGATTGGAAGGCATACGAGAACGCCGCGCCGTTGTTGCCAGGTGCCGGCGGCAATATCGCGCCGATGACCTTCAAGCCGCAGCCCGACGAGTTTGCCCGCGAGACGCCGCGCAAGACGCTCGACGAGCGCGTGAGCGAGGAACGCGACCGGGCACTCTCATGGGTGCGCGAGCAGGGGGCATTCGACCCTGGTGCCTTTCGTCGCGGCGTCGCCGTGCGCGGTGCGGTTGCCGAGGCGCTGATTGCGGATTTCGAAACCGAAGGTCTGATCGTTGCTGATGGCGACGGCGGGTGGAAGGCGGTCGCACAATGATGGCGCTGCTTCCGATCGTCGAGGAACTGCTTGACGCGCCCGACGACGCCACTCGGGCTCGCTGGATCCTCAATGCACCGCTGGACGTGCTTCTGCGTGACCAGATGCAGATCCGCGCCGCGCTCCAGCGGGCGGGGTTTCAGCCGGGGCTCACGTGCCTGGCAACCGAAATCGCCGCGCTCTGCGGCACCCGCTGCGCTGACGGCGGCCATCCCATCACTTTGCGGGTCTCGCGCGAATACGCGCGCTTGCAGCTTGTCGAAATCGCGCGCCGGAGCGCCAGAATGGAGGCTGTGCATGTTGGGTCTTAACCGGGCCGATGCCCGTCGTTCACGATCATCTGCCATGAGCGGCAAGATGGACGAGACGACGGCGCTTGCCGCGATCGTTCTCTGGGCCTCCGGTCACTTCGACACGAAGGACATATCCGACGTTCTTCGCTGCGGTGAGGACGCCGTCTGCCGCACGCTGCATGCAGCGCGACATATCGCGAAGGGGGATCGGTAATGTTTCGCACCGATCTCTTCGCGGAAAGAAGCATGACGGCGATGTCGGCCGGCTGGACTGACGTGCCCATGATCATCGATAGCTTTGCCGGCGGCGGTGGCGCATCGACCGGCATCGAAATGGCGCTTGGCCGATCGCCAGATATCGCGATCAACCACAGTGCTGATGCCCTCGCGCTGCATGCGGCCAACCATCCCGACACGCTTCACCTCTCCGAGAACGTCTACAAGGTCGATCGACGGCGCCTGGGACTATCACGATGGTGGCGCCGGGCCGGTGTGACGCTCGTTCTCCAAATCCGTGCAGGTCTCCTGGGCAACAGCGTTTGCCCGCCGGTCGCTTGTGCTCTCGTTGCCGCCAACTGCAACCACCTCGCGGTGCAGAGGGCAGCGGCATGAACTGGCTGGATCAAGAATACAGGATTGTTTTGATGTGTGGTGACGTTGATGTCGGGGCGGTCTATCCGCCGTCCGGCCGTGCCAAGGTTTGGCGCTGGCGGGTTCGGGTGACGAAGAGCGGTCACCCGGTCAAAGGTAATGAAGCCAGCAGGGCGGCGGCTGTCGCTCATGTGGAGCGGCGCTTTCGTTCCTTCCTGACTGCTGCCGGCTTGGTCTCGGAAGGCGGTGCGGTATGAGCCAGGAGGCAACTATTCGCCGTGGCGTGCGAAACGCGCGTTATGCGGCGATCCCGAACCATGTCTTTGAAGACGCGCGCCTTTCGATGGAGGCGCGGTGGCTGCTGAGCTATCTGCTTTCGAAGCCAGATAACTGGACTGTCGTACTTCGCGATATCACCAACAAGGGCGGCTGCGGGCGCGACAAGGCGCGCAAGATGATCGCCGAGTTGGTTGAGTTTGGCTATGCCGAGCGCGAGCAGCATCGCGACGACGGCAAGTTTGGCTCGTCGATGCTGGTGATCTTCGATGAGCCGCGCACCATGCCGGAAAACATGGCCCCCGGCGAAAGTGTTGCATTTCTACCGCAGACTGAAATGCCGGCGCCGGTGATGCCGTCGCCGGTTTTACCGGCGCCGGTAAAACCGTCACATAGTAATAACTTAGATTCAGCAAATACTGATTGTAAGAATCTGAGAGAGGGCGTGCGCGAGGCGGAAGGGCAGGAAAGTCCGACCGAAAGCTTGGTGGCCATCGACAAGGCCTTCTGGGCACTGGTGAAGGATTGGCCTGGCTTTGCCGGTATGCCGAAGGAACCGGCCCGCCGCGAGTGGTACTTGCTATCGGCGGATGAGCGGCAAAGGGCGACAGAGCGCTTTCCACGTTGGCTTGCCTTGCTCAAGGCCCAAAAGAAATCCCACGTTCCGGCGCCGTCGACGTACTTCAAGGAAAAGCTGTTCGACGAAGTGCAGCCCGTAGAGGAGGCCGCGAAGCCGACGAGCGCCATGGCAGCGCCCTTTGGGAAGCTCTGGAACGCCACCCGCATCGCCGAGTTGCTGTGCCCTCCGACCGGAGTAATCGCTGGCCCGACAACCTTCGACAGGCTCCAGATCGACAGCGGCAAGACGACGCTCGCTGAGGTGTTGGACGAGAAACGCATGCGTAGCGGCTGGCCGATCGTAAACACGATGCACGAGCGCACCAGGGACCGCGATGAAGGCCGACGCGGTTGGGTTTGTTCGTTGGGGCTCAAGGGCGCGGCGGCAGCCTTCGAGCAGGTTCACAGCGGCTCGGACCTGATGGAAGCGTGGCAGCGCGAGCACAAGCGCCGAGGGTGGCCTTTCCCAGATGGGCGGCTGCCTGACTGGGTCTACTTCCCGCCTATCGAGCCCGACGACGATCTCGACCGTGCCGTTGCCGCGGCGGTGGATCGGTACCGTGACCAGATTTCCGACTACCTCACCGCAAGGAGCAAATGCGACCATGATGCAGCATAGGGGAATAAAGGGTCAGCCGATCGCAACGCACACCAAGGACGGATTTAGGGACCGCATGCGGCGAATCACAGCAAGGAATTTGAAGGCAGCCTCAATGAAAGTGACCGAAATGAACCCTGAAAAAGCACGTTGGCACTGCCTGCATGTCTTGCGCGGCAAAGAATTTGATGTGGAAAACGCGCTGGCAGCGGCCAACGTTGAGGTCTTTGTGCCGCGTGAAAAGATCTTTTCCATACGTCGGGGCAAGAAAATCGAGGCGGAAATTCCGCGTTTGTCAAGCTATCTGCTGGTTCGTGTGGTCGGGTCCGCCGAGGCATTCTTGGCGCTCCGCCACCAGAAGCACGTCGTCGATATCGTTGGCTGCGATGCTTACTACCATGTCGTCAGTGATAACGATGTGGCTGTTTTCAGAGCGCTTTCCGATGGATTCCAAGCCCCGCGTATGGCGACTGATAAGACGATTGGGCAGGGCACTCTGGCCGACATCGTGTTTGGTCCGTTCGCGGGCTTCCGGTGCGTCGTTACCGCTGTAAAGTGGAGCCGCGAAGCGAGGGCAAGCGTCCGTATCGAAGTCGGTCAGGAAGGGCACGGCAAGCCATTCGACATCGAAAGCATGCCTCTTGCGTTTCTCAAGAGGCTGTGAGAGTCATTTTGCAACGGACGAGCCGGATGACGTTACCCTCCGATCCCCTAGACCAGATCTAGGGCAGAGCAGGCGAAAGCCTCAGGGAACCAACGCACAGGCCCCACGCCCTCCAGCCTCCAGACGAGGCACCGATTCAGGGCAAGTGCTACTGCTATGGCTTTTATCTAACCTTCGATAGCATCGTTGCTGTTGGGCTCAACTCCCATCAGCACATTCATACAAAGGCGATCCTTCGGGGTCGCCTTTTGCGTTTAAGGGTATGGGCAGACTCTCGACACTCAAGCCAAAGCTGACGACGCTGGGCTCGCGCCTAGCTCGGCCGGAAGGTGAGGCGGCTCGCCTCGCAGAGCGTGATCGTAACGTTGCCTGGCGCAAGTGGTACAAGACAGCGCGTTGGCAGAAGCTGCGCATGCAGGTGTTGATCCGGGATCTATTCACTTGCCAGATGGTGGGATGCGGACGCATCGAGGCCAACACCTCTCAACTGGTTGCGGACCACAAGATCCGCCATCAGGGCGACGAGCAGCTGTTCTGGGATGAGGACAACCTGCAGTGCCTTTGCAAGCCATGCCACGACAGGCTCAAGCAGAAAGAGGAGCGGGCTCAGTCCCGTTGGTGAAACCATGAATGAACTTGAAGCTACGAAGGATAGCTTGAATATCGCGGTCAGACGATAGCTGCCAGCGCCGTCATCGTAACCAGAATGAACGCTTTGCGCCCGATAGCTGCAGGATTAAATGGGGTCTTTCTTCCTAAGTTCGGCGCCCAAGGTAGCATCGACCATTTCCCGGGCATCGAATGCCGACATGCCCGAGGCCACTAAATCGTGTAGCTCATCCCTCATCCGAAGATGGTGCTCGGGATATTTCCGAAGCGCCTGGGGCAGCCTTACTCCGCCCCGAAATGCGTCCCGGCCATCACTCGTTTCCCGCCACTCGATTGAGGGGTCAGGGATGAACTGGAACCGTGATGGTGCCTCTACCAATTGCGGCGTTAGACAAAGCCAATGCCCGCGCATTTCTACAACCGAATGCAAGATTAGGTCCGAGCCATAGACACACCATCCCCAAACATGATGGCTCTCCGGATCGTTTGCCGCCTGCCTGGAGCAGTTTACGTGGCAATTGTATGGAAGCATTTCGGCCGCCAACAACTCATGTTCGGGCGGCCGCGTAACAGTGACGCGCGGCAGGGAGAGAACTTCTGCAAGGGTGTTCGCTTCCCATTCGGTCGGTGGGAAAGACATTTCCTCGGCGTTCCGCAAGGCTAGTTCGCCCAGTTCCTTCTTTCGGAGCGCGTTAATAGTCGTTTTCTGGTTACCCATTCTACTTTCCATCAATCGCTAGTTATGCGCCCTAATCTCTTTTTGCTCGCCGCCTTGAAGTCGAACGATCTCCCTCTGCTAGCGTTTGCTCAACGACCGGGCAATCTTCACGAGAATGCCGAACGCGATTGCAAACACCATCACCAAGATACCTTGGTCGATCGCCTCGCCTGAGGTCGAAGAGCCTAAGTATCGAGCAGCCATCCTCGCCCTAGTTTCGGGGTCGTCTGCACTAGCCACAAACACTCCGATCGCAACCCTCAAAGCCCCGAAAATCAGCGCGACCCACGCGACTACGTTGCCAATCCGGATAAAAAACATGCTCTGCCCTCACAAACGCCTGGCGGACATCTTACGCAGCTGCATGCGTCAGTCCATACCGCTCTCTTTAGGCGGAAGCGTGGGGGGCTAGATTTGGGCGCCGCCTTGAACGCTGCAGATGGTGTGCAGGTCCGCAATCGGCAGCAGCTGGCACGATGGCGATCCCATCATGCCCTACTGCTCTGATCACATGATCGAGACAGTGTTGACCCGCCCGTCAGGGCAGGCCTGACCCCGGTCATGGGGGGGGGGGCGAAAGTCTGGAACCCCTCAGCGCCTAGACCCGCGTCCCCCTCATTCAGAGATTTTTTTCCGATGGATCAGGATTTTGACCTGTTCGGGCAGCCCATTCCGGATTGGAAAGGCAAGCGCGGACGGCCTCCCTATGAACCGACTGAGAAAGAGCGCAACAAAATCAAACTGTTGCTGGCTCTTGGTTGGTCGATAGAGCGGATGGCGAACGCGATAGGCCGCTCGCCAGCCACGGTGAAGAGGTATTTTAGAGCCGAGCTGCAAGAACGCTCGGCGATGCGCGACAGGCTCGATGCGCGGCGCTTCGAGATCGCGATGGAACAGTCGAACGCAGGCAACGTCGCCGCGCTCAAAGAGCTGGGCAAGATGATCGAGCGCTCAGACCAGATGCTGATTGACGCTCGCCTGCGCGGTGACGATCGCAAGCCGGTGAAAGAGCCGGAAGTCGGAAAGAAAGAGGCACGGATTGAAGCTGCCAAAACTGCCGGTGAAGGCAGCTCTTGGGGCGACGATCTACTGCCGGGCGTTCATAGGGTGCAGTGATGGATACGGCATGGATGCCGGCTTCCGCCTGGTCGACAGCCGTTCCGGATTGGAAAGATCGTATCCGCAAACGCCTGCCGCTCGTGCCGGATCTGCCGCTCTACGACGAGGTTGCGGAGAAGGCGCTTCGGATTTTCAAGCGTCTGCGGGTGCCGGATATCATCGGAACCCCGACCTATGGCGAGGCTTGCGACGAATGGGTCTTTGACTTCGTCCGTGTCGTCTTTGGCAGCTACGACCCGGAGACAAAGCGGCGCGCGCTGCGCGAGTTCTTCCTCCTCGTTCCGAAAAAGAATGGGAAGTCGTCGATCGCCGCCGCAATCATCGTCACCGCCGCGATCCTCAACGAGCGGCCGGAAGCGGAACTGCTGCTGATCGCGCCGACGAAAGCAATCGCAGACATCTCGTTCAAGCAGGCGGCCGGCATCATTCGCCTCGATGAGGAGCTGGCGAAGCTCTTCCACGTGCAGGATCATCTGAAGAAGATCACGCACTTCAATACGCTGGCCGTCATCGTCGTGAAAGCGGCAGCCGCCGACGTCATCACCGGGTCGAAAGCGACTTACATCCTGATCGACGAAACGCACGTTTTCGCGTCGATCGCCAAGGCCGCTGAGATCTTTGTCGAGATCCGCGGTTCGCTAGCAGCACGTCCGGACGGGTTTCTGCTTCAGATCACGACGCAGTCGAAGACGCCGCCGGCAGGCGTGTTCAAGGCGGAATTGCAGAAGGCGCGCGATGTGCGCGACGGCAAGTTCGATTTCCCGATGCTCGCCGTGCTCTACGAATTGCCGCCAGAGGACGCTGTCGACGGCGGGTGGAAACGAAAGGAAACGTGGGGGCACGTCAATCCGAACCTCAATCGCTCTGTCAGTGCGGACTACCTGGCAGGCGAGATCGCCACGGCGGAGCGCGAGGGACCGGAAAAGCTGGCGCTCATTGCTTCACAGCATTTCAATGTCGAGGTTGGCCTTGGCCTGCATGCCGATCGTTGGGCTGGCGCTTTGTACTGGAGCACGGCCACGCGGAAGGGGCTGACGCTCGATACCATCATTGAGCAATGCGATGTTTGCGTCGTCGGGATCGACGGCGGTGGCCTCGACGACTTGATGGCGATCGCTGTGATCGGGCGGCATGCCAAGACCCGCACCTGGCTGCACTGGTCGCGCGCCTGGGCGCACAACGACGTATTTGAGCGCCGCAAGGAGATTGCGCCGCGTCTCCTCGACTTCGAGAAAGACGGCGATCTCTGGGTCTGCAAGGAGGTCGACGACGACGTTACGGCGATCGTTGACATCTGCGAGCGTCTCCACCTGGCAGGATTGCTGCCGGAGAAGGCCGGCATCGGTCTGGACGCTTACGGCGTCGCAACCCTGCTCGACGCTTTGGCGGAACGCGGCATGGCTGGCGAATTGACCATGGCGGTCGGACAGGGGTGGAAGCTCCAGTCTGCCATCCTGACCCTCCCGCGCAAGCTGAAGGATCGCACCATGCAGCATTGTGGCCAGGCGCTGATGGCATGGGCGGTCGGCAACGCCAAGACCGAGCTGAAAGGCTCCAACTACATCGTCACCAAGGAAGCCTCCGGCGCGGCGAAGATCGACCCGCTGATGGCAACGTACAACGCTGCGATGCTTATGTTCCAAAACCCTGAGGCGGGTGGCGCTCAGAGGTCGCCTTGGGACGATCCGAATTACAGTTACGAGGCCGGCTAAAATGGGTTCGAAAAAGAAGGCTCGGCGCGAAGTCGAGAACCGCGCCTCGGTCGAAGATCCGAAGGTTCCAATCTCCTCAGATGCGATACTTGCCTTTCTCGGCATTGATGCGCTCTCGGCTTCTGGCGAGCGCGTCTCGATAGAGAGCGCATTGGGCGTGCCCGCGATCTTCGCGGCGGTCAACTTCCTTGCCGGCACGCTGGCGGGCCTGCCGTTGAACGTGTACAGGCGCACGTCGGCAGGGCGCGAGAAGGTCAAGAACGGCGTAGCCGCGATCCTGCACGATGTCGCCAACGATGAGCAGTCGTCGTTTGATTGGCGGAAGTTCTCTTTCGACCAGGTGTTTACGGGTGGTCGTTCCTTCTCTTTCATCGAGCGGAACGACCTGAAACGCCCGATTAACATCTGGTCGCTCGATCCGGGCGAGATGAAGCTGCGGCGGAAGGGTGGTCGAACCATCTACGAATACCGCGACGGTCGACGCACGCTGACGTACGAGGCCAGCGAGATCATCGACATCCCCTTCATGTTGAAGGCCAACAGGCGCGATCATCGATCGCCCATCCTAACCAACAAGGATGTTGTCGGCCTCGCTCAAGCCGCGACGAAGTATGGCTCAAAGTTCTTCCAGAACGGCGGCGTTCCACCTTTTGCAATCACCGGCAACATCACCACAGCCGGTGGCTTGCAGCGATCTGCAGACGATTTGGCGGCGGCAGTCAAGAAAGCTGCGAAGGAAAACCGGCTGGCGCTTTCACTGCCGTCCGGTCACGACATTAAGCCCCTCGGCGTCGATCCGGAAAAGTCGCAGCTGGTAGAGTTGCAGCGCTTCCTGATCGAGCAGTTCGCTCGCGTTTACTCACTGCCGCCCGTGTTTCTGCAGGATCTGACGCACGGCACATTCAGCAACACCGAGCAACAGGATCTGCATCTCGTCAAGCACACGATCATGCGATGGGCCAAGCAGTTCGAACAGGAATTGAACCTGAAGCTTTTCGGCCGGAACAACAACCGGATTTATGCCGAGCTGAACCTAGACGGCATGCTGCGCGGTGATTTCAAGACCCGCATGGAAGGCAACGCCCGAGCGATTCAAACCGGTCAGCTCACGCCAGACGAGGCGCGCGAGATGGAAAATCGGCCCGCGATGGGCGGGGCGGCGGCGCAACTGGTTATGCAGGGCGCGATGATGCCCATCGACAAACTTGGACAGCAGCCGGCACGCGGCATCGGCGACAATGGTGGGCCGCCGCTCGACGAGGAAGAAGGGAAAGAGAAAGATGCAGCGTGAAGTTCGCGGCGGCATACCCGCCGACATCCGTGCAGAGGGTGACGTCGTCAAGGTCTCTGGCTATGCGGCTGTCTTCAACGAAGTGGCTGATATCGGCGGTTACTTCCGTGAAGTGATCCTGCCGGGCGCGTTCACCGAGGCCATCGGCCGCGATGATGTCGTGTTCCTCGTCGACCACGCGGGCTTGCCCCTCGCGCGGACGAAGTCGGGCACGCTGAAGTTGACCGAGGACAGCCACGGGCTTCGCATTGAAAGCGAGTTGGACCCGACCGATCCTGACGTTCAGCAGATCGTGCCCAAGATGAAGCGCGGCGACCTCGACAAGATGTCGTTCGCCTTCTTCGCCGACAAGCAGGAATGGGATGATACGCAGGACCCGCCGCTTCGCACGGTGAAGCAGGCGCGGCTGCTTGATGTCTCGATCGTGTCCTATCCTGCCTACGAGGGCACGGAAATCGGACTTCGTAGCCTCGACAGCCATCGCAAGGATAAGAACTTCCATGCGGCGCGTTCACGTATCCGCATGAAAATGGACCTCGCTTTGAAAGAGCGGGAGAACGGCAAGTAGCTGCCTGCTGCTGCCTATTCACCTCAAAGATACATCGGAGATTAGACCATGTTTGCACAGCTGAAAGAGCTGCGCGAGAAGCAGGCTCGTATTGCCACGAACGCTCGCGCGAAGTTCGATGAAATCAAGGATGATACGCCCGCCGAACGCGCGCAGGAGATTGAGCGCGAGTTCGACGCCATGATGACCGAATACGACCAGATCGGCGGCCGGGTCGAACGGATGGAAAAGCTGCTGAACGCCGAAGAGCGCTCCAGCCGTGGTGATCCTCGCCGCCCGACCGGTGACGATGGCGAGAGCCGAGGCGCCGGCGACGAGGTTCCCCCCGAATACAAGGACGTGTTCGGCAAAGCGATCCGCTTCGGGGTGTCGGCCCTGACGCCCGAAGAGCGTTCGATCATCCAGCAGCATCGCACTGACATTCCTGCAGAGGCACGCGCGCAGGCGGCGGGCACCGACGCCGCCGGCGGCTACCTTGTGCCCGATGGTTTCTCGGGCGAGATCGACAAGGCTATGAAGGCCTGGGGTCCGATGTGGGATGCGGACATCGTGCGCGAGTTGAATACGGCGACCGGCAACCGCATCCCTTGGCCGACCGTCGATGACACTGGCGAAGAGGGAGATCTCAAGGGGGAAAATGCCCCGGTGGTCGACGACGCTTCCGGCGACGTGGTGTTCGGCGAGAAGCAGCTCGACGCATACGTCTACTCGACCGCGATGGTTCGCCTGCCACTGGAGCTGCTGCAGGACTCTGCCTTCGACATGAACGCTTTGCTCAACGACCTGTTCGGCGAGCGCCTCGGCCGTAAGGCCAACCGTGTTCTGACAGTGGGAACCGGCAACAATCAGCCGAATGGCATCGTCAACGCCTCCGGTCTCGGCAAGGCGGCTGCCTCCGCAACGGCGATCACCTCTGACGAGCTGATCGATCTGGTTCATTCCGTCGATCCTGCCTACCGGTCTTCGCCGAAGTGCCGCTGGCAGTTCAACGACACGACCTTGGCTGTCATTCGCAAGCTAAAGGACGGGCAGGGCAACTATCTCTGGCAGATGGGCGACGTCCGAGCCGGCGAACCGGATCGGCTGCTTGCTCACCCCTACTCGGTCAACCAGGCGATGGCGAACATCGGCGCGAGCGCCAAGCCGATCCTCTTCGGCGATCATGGTCGCTACGTGGTTCGCAAGGTTCGTGGCTTCACCGTTCTGACACTGCGCGAACGGTACGCGGAAAACTTTCAGGTCGGCATGGTTGGCTTCAAGCGTTTCGATGGCGAGCTGCTCAACGCTGCGGCTGTCAAGCATCTGGCGAACGCAGCCTAAAGGTCGGCTTGTCGTGGAGGGCGGTTTGCCGCCGCCCTCTTTCCAAACCGATGAAAAAGGAGAGCCGACAATGAAAGTAAAACTGCTTGTCTCGCGATCTGGCCCGGCCGGATCGTTCGCCCCTGGCGCCGAGATTGAGGTTGAGGATGCTGAAGCGGTCCGCATGTTCGATGCCGGGCAGGCTGTCCCGGTGCGTGTCGACGAACCGGAGACCGCGACCCGGAAAGTGACCCCTGAAAAGGCGGTCAAATAGCGATGTGGACCGGTGTCTCGATCTCCGCGCGTCCGTCTGCCGAGCTGATCAGCCTAGCGAAGCTCAAGCGCCGTCTGGTGGTCGAACACTCAGACGACGACGACCTTCTCGCGGATTTTCTGCGAGAGGCTATAGCCCGTATCGATGGGCCGGATGGTATCGGCGTTGCGATGATGCGCCAGACATGGCGGAAGTCGATGGATCGGTTTCCGTCGTGCATCGTCCTGCCTGGCGCGCCCGTCGTTGGCGTCAAGTCAATCAAGTACATTGACGTGGAAGGCATGGAGCAGACGCTGGACGCTTCCCTTTACCGCGTCGATGTCGACAGCGAGCCGGCTCGCGTGACTCCGGTTCAAGGAGCGTGCTGGCCGGCAATCCTTTGCACCCTCGGCGCCGTCAAGGTCGAATATGACCTTGGCGCCGAAACTGCCGACAAAGTGCCTGCCGACCTGATCGCGGCGGCCTGCTTGTTGACTGCGCATCGGTACGCACATCGGGGCGTTGTCGGCGAGACGTCGGCGTTGCCCTTCGGCGTGCAGTGGATCCTCGATGCTCATAACCGCTGCACCGTTGCAGCATAGGAGGCCGGCATGAGGGTTCGGTTTACGGCTGACTTTGATTACCAGCCTACGCCGCAAGCCACGGTTGGCTATCTCGCCGGCATGGAGATGACGGTCAAGCGTGAGTGTGCCGAGCAGGCCATTGCCGCCGGGAAGGCGGTTAAGGTCTCGGCGAACCGCAGGGAGGCAACCCATGGCGAACAGGTCAGCGGGTGACCTCTATCACCGTTACGCGTTCGACCAGCGCGAGCAGGTCGACGATGGCGCGGGGAACACGGTCGGCAAGTGGGTCGAGCGGTTTGATCGTCGGGCCGGCGTCATCAATCTGCGGGGTGGCGAGGCTGTCATGGCTGCTCGTCTCCAAGGCAAGCATAGCCAGATCGTCTTTGTCCGTGCTTCCGACCAGATGCTGCAGGTCTCGACGGAATGGCGCATGCGGGATTTCAGAACCGGGGCGTTCGTCAACGGGAAATGGACGGGTGTCTCCTACAACATCCGCGAGATAACCCGCTCCGACGATCGCCTATGGCTGGACTTCCTATGTGAGAGTGGAGTTGCTGACGGATGACGAAGATCCTCAATCTCGCCAAGCTGGACAAGAAGCTGAAGCGCCTGCCGACAGTCGCCAAGGAGTTCATCCGGGCCGAAATGGGCAAGGTGGCCGATGAGGTCGTTGACATGATGAAGCGCCTGGTGCCCGTCGAGGACGGTGCGCTGCGCGATAGCATCGGCTGGACGTGGGGCAAGGCACCGAAGGGTGCCGGCATTGTCGCAAGGGTGGAATCGAAGATGGGCGCGGATCTCACCATCACTATCTACGCTGGCAGCGTCGAGGCCTACTATGCACGGTGGCAGGAGTTCGGCACGCAGGAACTGCCGGCGCAGCCTTTCTTCTACGTGAGCTGGCGAGCCAGCCGCAAAAATGCCGTACGTCAGGTCCGCAAAGCTTCACGGCAGGCCGCGAAAAAGGTGGCGGCATCATGAGCGACGCATCGTTTGAGCTTCAGGTCGCAATCGTCGCGCTCCTGAAAAATGACCCCACGCTAACCGCCCTCATTGGTGGCCGCGTCTATGATCACGTGCCGCGAGATCCGGCCACGAACAAAGTGACGGCCACATTTCCGTATGTCTCGCTTGGTCCCGACCAGGAGCTTCCGGAGGCCGCCGATTGCGTGCGAGCCACGGAATTTGCGCTCCAGATCGACGCCTGGTCCCGCGAGCCGGGTTTCCCGGAGGTCAAGAAAGTGGCGCGCGCCGTCGAGGATGCGCTTCACGAAGTGGAGTTTCCATTACCGGGAAACGCGATGGTGTACTTCGAATATGATGGTCGCCGCGTGTTCCGCGACCCTGATGGGCTGACTTCTCAGGCTGCAATGACCTTCCGGGCCGGCATCGACAAGGCCTGATCCTCGCAAATTCGGCATTTCGCCAACCTGCCCGATGGGCGGGCAATTCCGCTTGCCATCAAAGGAGACAGCTATGGCAGATGAAGCAACGACAATTAAGGGCGGCAAGGTCAAGGTGCTGCTTGGCAACTCCGCCGTACCGATCGTCTACACGGCCCCGTGCGGGTTCACTCAGAAATCCATCACGCTCAACAAGGGGCTTGAAGAAGTACAGATCCCGAACTGCCTCGATCCCGACGCGGTCGACTGGCTCGGCCGCGACGCCACTTCCCTTTCCATGAGCGTCTCCGGCGAAGGCGTCCTTGCTGCGGAAAGCGTCGAGACCTGGCTTGATGCCTGGGAAGATGTAGAGTCCGTGCCGGCGAAGGTGATTTGGGAGTTTCCCGCTAAGACGATCACCTGGACCGGCAAGATGCATGTCGAGACCCTTGAGACGACGGCGCCCAATGGCCGTCGCGTCACGGCAAACGTCAGCATGCAGAGCGATGGCAAGATGACGCGCGTGGTGACGCCGGTATGAGCCGCGACGCTCAGATTGCATTTCCGTGGGCGGATGGTGATTACACCTTCCGCCTCGGGTGGGGCGAACTGGAGCAGCTACAGGAGGCCTGCGACGCGGGGCCGTATGTCATCCTCACTCGCCTGCAGGAGGATACCTGGCGCGTTGGTGACATCAGCCACACTATCCGCCTCGGCCTTGTGGGCGGCGGCATGAAGATGACCGACGCGCTGCTGAAGGTTCGCAAGTACGTCGAAGCTCGGCCGCCAACCGAAAACCTTCTGTTTGCCCAGATCATCCTTTCCGCCGCCTGTGTCGGCGCCCCGGAGGAGAAAGTGGGGGAGGAGGGCGCGCCAAGTCCAGTGGAGGAGAGCGGCTCGACGACCTCCCCAACGGAAAGCTGAGGTTTGGCGCGATCTACGGCAACGGGGCCGCAATGGGCTTCACGCCACAGCAGATCCGGGCGATGTCGATGTGGCAATTCATGGCCGCGCTCGATGGTTTCATCGCAGCAAACTCGCCAGAAGACACAGGTTTGACGGCGAAAGAGGCCGACGAACTTTGGGAGTGGTTGGAGGCCGGTTAGGCTTCCGTCACGATCTCTCGGCCAATCAGAAGCATGACGAACCCTATCAGCGTGAGGGTCGCGAGCGCTACAAAGAGAGTTGTCGGCAATTCGGGCAGCGCAATTTTTCCCTGTACACTCTCAAGGGTTCTCTCGAAGTCGCCGCGCTCTGCGAAGGCCGAAAGCGCAGCACTGTACTTCCAAGCGGCGAACGGCGTCGGCAGCACGAATAGTGCCGCGCCAATCTTGCCGATGGCATTCAATCGATACTTCGAAACACTCATTGCGTGTCCTCCGGTGCGCAATCTCTCAAGGAATATTCGTTTTGGCAACCGACCTTGAAAAGCTCGTGGTGCAGCTCTCTGCCGATATTAAAGGCTATCAGCGCGAGATGCAGAAGGCTGTCGGCGTCACCAACGCTCAGGCGCGCGCGATCGAGAAGCGCTACGAGAACATGAGCCGAAAGCTGGATTCGATCGGGCGCCGGTCAGCCAGCGCATTGATTGCTCCCTTAACCGGTGTTGCTGCGGCCATCTCGGTCAACGAGGTGCTTGGCTATGCCGATGCCTGGACCACAGCCAAAAACAGCCTTTCCGTGGCCGGGGTCGTTGGACAGCAGCAGGTCGAGGTTCTCGACCGCCTCTATCAGTCGGCGCAGGATAATGCCGCGCCGGTCGGCGCGCTTGCCGATCTGTTCGGCATGGCCTCGCAGGCGTCGGACGTTCTTGGCGCCTCTCAAAAAGAATTGATCGCTTTCTCCGATGGCGTCGCGACTTCCTTGCGTGTCGCCGGGACAAGCGCCGGCGCCGCCTCGGGGGCGCTCACACAGCTCGGGCAGTTGCTCGGGTCCGCGCGTGTTCAAGCCGAAGAATTCAACTCCATCAATGACGGCGCTCGGCCTATCCTGATGGCCGTTGCGGCTGGTCTCGACGAGGCCGGCGGTTCAGTCAGCAGACTTAAGGAGCTGGTGAATGACGGCGCCGTTTCTGGTCGCCAGTTCTTTCAGGCGTTTCTCAAAGGGCTGCCGCAGATCCAGTCGATGGCCGCCAACTCCACACAGACGATCGAGCAGGGCGTAACCAAGGTCAATAACGCCTTTACGAAATACATTGGAGAGACCGATGCCAGCCTTGGCGCATCAGAACGGCTTGTCGCTGGCCTAAACGCGCTTGCCGACAACTTCAGCGAAACTGCTGACATTGTGCTCCAAGTCGCCGGCGTTATCGCCGGGGCGCTGGTCGGCCGATCGATAGCGTTGATGGTCGCAAAGCTCGGTCTCGCAACGACGGTGGTTTTGAAGTTCGTCGCGGCGCTACGGGCAGCGGCGTCGGTCGGCAGTGTCGCGACTGCTATCGGTGGTCTCGCGGCTGCTGCGGGTCCGATCGGCGTCGTCGTCGGTGGAGTGGCCGTAACTGCTTTAGCGCTGTTTGCGAGTTCTACAGACAGCGCCGGAAGCGGCGCCGATCGCTTTGCCGAACGCCTCCGTAGAATGGGGGATGCTGCGGAAGAATCGGCATCAAAGGCGGAGACGGCGAGCCGGAAAGTCGATGAGGTTGTAAAGAACCGGCTGACGAGCGAGGTCTCGGCCGCCAAAGGTGAAGTTGAGTCGGCCACCGCTGCTGTCGTCGATCTATTTGACAGCCTCTTCCGGAACGTCGATCGCGACACAATTTCTCCAGAACAAATCCGCCAGCTTGAAGATCTGCGCGACAAGCTTAAAGCTGGCACGATCGGGGCCGACGATGCGAACAACGCACTGCATAGTCTGGCCAATTCCAATCCAAACTTTCAGGCGGTTGCGAACGCGTTTGCACCCCTGCTCGACAAGTTAGGACAGGTGGTGGCTGCGGCCAAGCAAGCGCAGCAGGAGTTGGCGTTGGCGTCCGGTCAGGCCGTTACGCCGGAAAGCGCAGCCGCGTATCGTCAATACGGCCAGTCTCGGGCCAAGGGCGAGGAAATGCTGCGCGTCGGCAAGGCCTACGCCGACGAGGCGGCTCGGCAGAACAAACTGAGTAAAGATCAGCTTGCCATCGAAAAAGAGATCGCGACGATCCGGAAGGATCTCAAGGACAAAGGCGGCTTTCTTCCCGACGCTCAGATCAAGGCGCTTGCAGAGACCAATGTCGCCGCCGACCAGGCGCGCAGCAAGTCGGGCGGTAGCGGTCGCACGAAGGGCGTAAAGCAGACCTCGGAAAGCCGGTTCGATGCCGACATTCAGGCGGTCAAGGATCGCACGGCGGCCCTGGTCGAAGAGCAGCGCATTGTCGGCATGTCGTTTCAGGACCAGGAGCGCCGGCGCATGGCGCTCGACCTTGAGCAGACCGCGCTTGCGGATCTGCGAGAGGAGGCGCGCCGGAAGGGGCAGACCGATCTCGAAAACATCAACCTATCTGCCGAGCAGATTGGGAAGATCCGGGAGGCCTCGGCCGCCTACGCGGAGCAAGCCGACGTCCTTCGCCGCGTACAGGAGCAACAGGACCGGGCTGAGCAGGCGGCAGAGGATTTCTATGATGCTTTCAAGTCCGGCACCATAGATGCCATCACCGGCGCCACCAGCCTTTCCGAAGCCTTGGAGAATGTCGGCAAGCGCCTTGCCAGTCTCTTGCTGAATAGCGCCTTCGACAGCTTGTTTCAGCCGCGAACCTCCAGCTCCTCGGGCGGCATGTTCGGGGGCATCTTTGCCTCGATCGGGAAATGGATCGGCCTTGCCAATGGCGGACCGGTCAAGGCTGCGACAGGTGGCAAAGTCACGGGTCCGGGTACGAGCCGTAGCGATAGCATACCGGCGATGCTGTCCAATGGCGAATACGTGATCAACGCAGCCGCCACCCAAAAGCACCGCGCATTGCTCGATGCCATCAACTCTAACCGCGCGTTGCGGCTCGCGGATGGTGGCCCGGTCAAGCTGACGGCGCCGCGTATGCCAAACCTTGCGGGCATGGGGATGAAGGGCGGGCAATCCGTTTCTTTGAGCTATGCCCCTAGCTACAGCGTGACCGGAACGGGCGAGGAGATCGCCGCCCTCAAGCGTCAAATGGCACAGGATCGCGCCGAGTTTGAGAGCCGCACGGTAAAGGCGGTTCGCGACGCTCAGAAACGACGGATCATCTAGAAAGGCTCGTTATCAAAAATGGTGATCGTATTTCCTCGCGAGATGCCCGATGTCAGGTTCGTGACCGCCGATGTCATCCTCGCAGATCCCGTCAAGGCGTCGCCATCGGGCGCCCGGCTCATCAACTACACGCAGGTCGAAGATCCGGCGTGGCACGCGTCCATGGTCACGAGGCCGTTGTTCTACTCCGAGTATTCGGCTGTTGAGGCCTGGTGGCTATCTTTGCGCGAGGGGTTGCGCGCCGTGTTGTTCCGGCATCCTTGGGATTGTTACCCTCGGCTCCATCGTGGCAACCCCGCGCCGGCAGACGTGGCCGGCGTTCTGGTCTCTGTCACCAGCGGCAATGTGGTTGATGTCTCCGGTGTCGATGCTGCGCTCGCGTTGTCGGTCGGCGATCGGGTCGGCCTTGAGCGGCTCGGGCGATATTATGTCGGCCGCGTCGCTGATGTCTCGGGCGCAGGCACAACACGGCAGATCACGATCGAGCCACCGCCGCAGGGTATCGTCACGCAGGCTGGCGCCGTCGTCCGGTTCGCACGTCCGGCTCTGATCATGAGGCCAGTTCCGGGTAGCTTTCAGGCCCCGAAAGCGGGCATTCGTTACAATGTCTCGTTTCAGTTGCGGGAAAGCCAATGACGCTGTCACAAGAGGTCAAGGATCTTTACGACCAGGGCAGGATCTCGACGCGCCAAATGGTGCGCGTCACCCTCGGCTCGGGTGTCTACGGCTTTATTGCCCGAAAGGAGCCTCTCGACTTTGCCGGCGTCACCTATCGGCCGTTTGGCCTCTTAGAGGTCTCTGAGATCGGCGGGGGCACAGGGACGGCGGCGGATGGCGGGTTCACGCTGCGCCTGGCCGAGAGCAAGGACGACGGGCTCACGCCGGCCGTTCTGACGCAGATCGAGAACGAAGACTACCGCGATCGGCCCGTGGTCGTTTACGACGCCCACTTTCATCCGGAGACGCTAGCGCTCATCCAGATTGAGCCCGTCGCTCGGGGATACCTTGATATCATCGAGCACTATGCCGACGACACGCGCGGCTACTACCTCGAAGCGAAATGCGAGGGGCGGCAGCTCGACTACAGCCGTCGCAACGGTCGAAAGCGCACGCTCGTCGACCAACAGCGCCGAGATCCCGGTGATCGGTTCTTCGAACACGCGGCCACCGCCGGCCGCGTTGACATCGCATGGGGGCGCGTCGTCGGCTCGGCCGTCAACGCAGCCAAGAACGTTGCCGCCGGCGCAGCGCGAGCCTTAGGCTTCAAGGGGCTTTGAATGCCCAGACAATCCGGATGGGAAAAACGCCTCAACGCGGTTGTGGCGAAGCACCAGGCGTTGCCGTCTGATTGGGGGATCTCCGATTGCTTCGTCATTCCAGATGACGCGGTCGAGGCGCTCACGGGTGCTGTGATGTATCCGAAGGCGCGAGGCTACCGGACAGAGACGGGTGCCGCAAAGGCGCTGCGCCGACACGGCTTTGTCAATGTGCGGGAAGCATTTTCCGCGCGGTTCGCCGAGATCTCGCCAGTGATGGCGCAGCGGGGCGATATCGGCGTGATCGAGCGCGACGGCGCCTTCTCCGGCGGTGCCTTCACCGTTCTTGGTTTCATGACACGTGCCCATGGTGGCCCGGTCGAGTTCATTCCGGCAAGCGCCGTGACATCAGCTTTTAGGGTGGAATAATGGGCTTTCTTGCTCCGATCATCGGCGGCATCGTCAGCGCGATCGGCTCCATCGGCATCGTCGGCAAGATGGTGATTGCTGTCGGCCTTAACCTCATCGTCTCGAAGATGGAGCAGCGCCGCGCCAAGAAGAACCAGAAGCAGGTCGGCGGCGTCGAGTTCGAACGGCAGTATGGCGAGAACGTTAGCCGCCAGGTCGCATGTGGCCTCGTCGGTCTGGCGGGGCACGACACTTACGTCAACACCTATGGCGCGTCGAACAAGTATCTTGAGCAGGCCTATACGGTGGCTGATTTTCCGTGCGATGGCCTGTCGCGGATCTGGGCCGGCGGTGCGCTGCTGTCGCTTGAGGAAATTCTGCCGTCGATCCTGCACGCGAAAAGCTACCGCATTGCCAGCGGCGCTTACGCCGGCCGGATGGTCTTCACGTTCTACGACGGCACGCAGACGGCCGCCGACGCCGACATGGTTGCGAACGCCAATCCGCCCGGTCGTTGGACGGCGGATCACATCGGCACGGGTATTGCCTGGATCAAGGTCGGCCTGACCTATGACAGCGAACACCTTAGCCAATTTCCGGACTTCTTTTTCGAGATCCGCGGTGCCCGTCTCTATGACATCCGCAAGGATTCCACGGCCGGCGGTTCTGGCCCGCATCGCTGGGGCGTCTATTCGACCTACGAGTTCACCGAAAACCCGATCCTGTTCGAATACAATTACCGGCGCGGCTTCTCGGTCAACGATGACATGTTCTGCGGCATGGGCATGGACCCGGTGGATCTGCCGTTCGATCGCTATGCGACAGCCGCCAACATCTGCGACGAGGGCACTGATCACGGCAAGCGCTATCGCTGCTCTGTGATGCTTGATGCCGACGTCGACCACGGCGACAACATCGAGGCCGTCATGCGCGCGTGCGGCGGCATCGTCATCGACAGCGTCGAAGGTTCGTGGCCGCTGGTCGGAACCGATCAGCCGATCGTCGAGACGTTCACCGATGACGACCTGGTCGTGGGCGAGCCGGTGCGGTATCAGCGCCGGCGCTCGATGGCGGATCTCGTCAATATCGTCTCGGGCACCTATCCGGAACCCGCCAACATGTGGTCACCGGCCGGTTACGACGTTCAGACAAACCCGGCTTACGTGGCGCTCGATCGCCGCACGCGCGACGTGCCGCTCGACTTCCCGACCGTGCCTTACAAGGCGCAGGCCAATCAACTCGCCTCGATCTACTTCAATGAGAACCGCTATGAGGCGACGGCCGACATCGTGCTTCGCCCTCGGTTCCAGACGATCAAGGCCGGTGATTGGGTGCGGTGGAATTCGGCTCGCTATGGTGACCGCATCTATATGGTGCAGGGTCGGGCAATCCGCGCGCTGACCAGCGATGGTCCCCGCAACGTTGCCCTCTCGCTGCAGGAGCGCAGCGGCGCGATCTATGACGGTGTTGGCGTGATCGCCCCGACGGTTCCGTTGCCGCCTGGTGAACCGGTATATCTGAACGAGCTGCAGGACTTCGCGGTCATCGCGGTTAAGGGCGTTGGCGCTGATGGCCGGTCCTATCCGGCCTTCCGGATCTCGTGGGCGCCGATCGTCGACCTGACGGTTACGGGCATCACCTTCGAATACTGGATCAAGACCGAGCCGGCGAACAAGTTTTCCAAGCAGGTTTCGGCTGCTGACGGAACCGTGACCTTTATTCAGGAAGGCGTGCTTAGCCTCACTGACTATGAGTTTCGCTACAAGCTCGCGGCTGCTCGGCCGACCAACTGGATCGCGCCGATCACGGTGAAATCGCTCGATGGCGGCAATGCGGATCTGGAAATCGGGCTTGGCCGCCTCGGTGAGGACGTCAAGAACCGTTTCGAGGAGCTGCAGGGCGAGTTCAGCGGCGTCTGGCAGCGACTGGAGGAACTGACGGCGGCTTTCTCGCTCGATGGCGCGGTCGGCGAAATCAAGCGACAGGAGCTGAAGGCAGCGGTAGGCAATGCGTTCGCACAGATCGTCATTGAGCAACGCGTTCGTGCGTCTCAAGACGAGGCGCTGGCGCAGCTCTATACGGCATTAACCGCAACAGTCGGCAGCAACCTCGCGCGCCTGATCACGGAAGAGACGGCGCGTGCGACGGCTGACGAGGCATTAAGCAGCCGTATCGTCTCGCTAGACTCGAAGGTAGGCACGAACCTTGCTCGCCTGGTTACCGAGGAAAGCACCCGCGCGACAGCCGATAGCGCCCTAACGTCTATCACACAGGGCATCAGCGCCGACATGAACAACCGGTTCGCCGGCGGCCTGGTGAAGTTCGAGGCGGCGGCCGATCAGTCAGGAGTGAACGCCCGCTTCTCGGTGATGTTGCGTGCCAACCTCGGCGACGCGTTCAAGGACAGCGGCTTCTATATCGAGATCTACACTGAAGCCGCCGTTCTGAAATCGCGCTTCGCCGTGAAGGCTGATCAGTTCGTTGTCTGGAATGGCGGCAACAATGCCTTTCTGCCGATCGTGATCGAGAATGGAGAGTTGAAGCTCAACATCGCCAACATCGGCCTGGTTCGCTCCGGGCGGCTGCTCGCTCAGAACGGCAAGATGGATATCAATCTCAACCTCGGAACGATCGAGATCTATAGCTGATGGTTCGTACAATGATTGGCGTCGACAGCACCGGCGCCGGCTGCATCAAAATTATGAAGAACAGCGCTGATGATCCGCGCACCACGCCGGACGCCGAGCGATGGAAGTTCCTCTACAACAGCAAACTCGGCATTCAGGCGAACCTGTGTGACATCTGGGTGGTGAACACGTTTGATAGCGGAGTGACTTACTATCCTCCGGGAAGTGGCGCGGCAAACTTCACACACATGTCAGTGATTGTTGCTCAAGGCACCTTATGGGGTTTCAGGAACTCAGCGTTCCCGACGCTCCGTTACAACGTCCCGCTGTTCGACGTGAAGGTGAAAAAAGGCGGCGGCAGCAACCGCTATAACCAACAGATGGTCGCCTGGAACGACAGCGGTCTGTACTACCGTGGCCAAGGTGGTTTCTATGTCGTGGGAAATTACGCCCAGCTTGGCTGGATGGAGAACATGGTTCTCAACAACAACCTCGGGACCTTTGCATACGGCACCCCGATCATCGTCACGCCGAATGACGGCGGCGATGCCTTCAACAGGTTTCGGTCGCGCGACAAGCGCCTGAACGTCTGGAACTTGCCGGGCAACAACGTCGCGCCGGACGACGCCCCCATTCTGGCGCCGAACGGGACGAAGACGATCAAGATCAGTTCCTCGGAGCTAAAGATCGCAAAGCCAGGGTACTCTGTCGATACCGCCACAGTGCAGCAGATGTCCTTTGACGCCAACCGGCTGCCCGTGAAGGTGATCGCAGCGGGTGATATCCTTCTTCCGGCGGGGGTGAGTTACTACGAGACCGGCATGCCCCTGCCAGACACCGTCGCGCTTGACGTTCATTTCTATGACAGCGCGACGGTCACATATCCGTCCAACCCGCAGGATCTCGATTTCGGCGCGGAGTATTGGTTCGAAGGGAGCTGGATCGGTTTCGACGCGACGAAGGCAATGCGCGCCCGCTTCATGCTCTATCTGGAAGACACGAGCCCGCCGACCGGCGGATCGAACAAGGTGCTCCGGCAGTTCATCGACGGCGGGCAGGTGGTTCAACTTCTGCGCCCCGGCTCTGCCGACCCACCTGGTTGGGCCGACATTGTCATCGACAGCCGCTGGCCACAGGTCCAGATCCTCGCGCAAGGATACTTCAGTGTGCCGGGGGGCAACGGCGTGATCACGGATATCCCGTTCGATGGGACAGGCATGTTCCCGATGGTCAAGTACCTCACCCATCACGGCGCCGGCGACGGTTCAAGCCTTGGGCAGAGTAATTTGCCCATGTCGTGGTCTGCGCTGTGGCGCCTGCCGTTCGTGAAGCGCCTTAAATACTTCTACAGCGGCCAAGCCCATGCGGGTGAAAGCACCTATTGCGAACTGACTTCGAACAACGCGCGGTTCTACACCTTCGCCGGCAATGTCGGCGACTACTACAATCGCGGTGATAGCCCCGGAACTTGGCGCACTGCAGGTGCGTATGCGCCGGTCGGCATCCGCTACTACATCTTCGGCATTCCAGCTTAGGAAGCTTCCAACATGACCACTCCTTACACGACAGGGTCGATCACCCTGACGAACGGCAGCCCCGTGATCACGGGGACCGGTACGGCCTGGCAGACGGCGTTGATCGCCGGCGGCGTGGTGGTGCCGGATGCCGACGGCAACTCGCTCCCGATCCTTTCCGTCGACAGCAACACCCAGATCACCGCCGCCGTCAAATGGCGAGGCGCGAGCGGCACCTATGCTTATGCGATCATGCGCGACGCGGCCTATGGCCAGCAGACCGTTGCCAACGCGCAGGCGCTGTCGACCTATCTGCAGCGGCTCGACAATGCGTCGCTATCGGCGTTGGCGTCACTCGCGGCATCCATGACGGCCGACAAGTTTGCCTATGCGACCGGTCTCAACACGATGGCCTGGGCCGCCCTCTCGGCGTTCAATCGCGAGATGCTTGCCCTCGCCGATGCTGCAGCTGTGCGCAGCAAGATTGGCGCACAAGCAGCACTCGGCTTCACGCCGGTTCAGCAGGGTGGGGGCGTCGGGCAGGGAAGCAACAAGATCTACATTGGTTGGAATGGCACCAACGCCTTGAAGGGAACAGTCGATAGCTTCGATCTCGGCAAGATCTGGACCGATAGCGCTGTACTCTGGAATGCCTCGAACGCGGGGTACTTCAGGTTCCCAAACGGCTTCATGTTGCAGTGGGGCTATGAGCCGACAGGTTCTGGAGATTTTCGAAAAGTATTTCCGATGGCCTTCACCGCAACCTGTTTCGCGGCAGTTGCGACCATGGCCTCCTCTGATCTGCCGGCATCAACGGCCGTGACCGTGTCCACAAGCAACGTGGATAGGTTCGCGTTCGACATTCGAGCAAGAGCCGTCAACACAGGCGGCACGGTCGGCGGCGCTGGTCAGGGCGCTCTATGGATGGCGATAGGATATTGAACGATGACAAAATTCGCACAGATCAACGACGGTTTCCCAGTGGCGTTCTATGATGAGGCCATTCACGGCTCGAAACGACGGCCTGTCTACGGTGAGTCCGACGAGGAAACCGGAGAACGTGAGGTGATTGGCGACGAGCCCAATCCCGATTGTCTGATCCCGGCCGAAGCGATCGAGATCACCGACGCGCAGTGGATGGAGTTCATTTCCAATACCGGCCGGCGCAAATGGGACGGCGGGGCTGTGGTTCCGTACGAGCCGCCGACTGCGCCAATCACGCAGGCCGACTATTCGAAAGCTATTCAGGCGCACATGGATGCCAAGGCGCGCGAGCGGCAGTACGACGGGATCCAGACGGCCATCACCTACCGCGACGATCCGAACCTGCAGTTTGCGGCTGAAGGCGAAGCCCTCTTTGCATGGCGGTCAATGGTGTGGACGTACTCGACGGCAGAACTGCAAAAAGTGATGGCAGGCGAGCGCGAGCAGCCGAGTGTCGCCGAGTTCATTGCCGAGTTGCCAGCGTTCATCTGGCCTGTAACTAGCGCCTAGAGCGCCCTCGTCACGACCTGCGTCGCAACCGCGACTAGTAGACCCGCCAAGGCAACGGCGGTTCCATATCTCGCCACCTTCATCCGGCGCCAGCGCGCGCCATCCCAATCATAGCCCATCTGGGTGCTCCAACGGCTTCATCCTGTGGCCGATGGCCGGCGATGTATTCAAACAACGAGAAGGTAACTCGAAGCGTGGCCTGTCGTGCGCGGCGAGGCGATCATAATCGTCCGTTCTCCTGACCAATGACCGACACTTGAAGCATTCCTGGTCATCGCCCGTACATGGTGTGGCCTCTGCCGAGGAGTTGGGCCGCCTCTGTTTCAAGCTCAACACAAACGGTTTCGAATTCCAAAAGCAGGCCGGGTTCTGCCGCGGCGGAACGGCGAAGTTCATCGCGCGTCCTGGCGGCCATACCGTAAGCTTCGCATAGCAACGCGAATGCCGGCCATGAGTAGTCGGCGATTTGCTCGCGATGGGCTGGAAACTTCATCTGTAACAACGCTCTGCCGAAATGCTCGCTGTCCATTTCGGGTGTCCCCCAGTCTCCTTGATTTGTATGACTATTTCACGATTCACTAAAAAAGAGAATGGAAAGTTAACATGAACCGACGCATCAACGCGGCGGGCCTTGCGCTCGTCAAACAGTGGGAAGGCCTGAAGACGAAGGCCTATCGCGACGTGGCCGGCGTCTGGACTATCGGCTACGGCCACACCAGCGCGGCCGGCGCGCCGGAAGTGGCTCCGAGCATGATCATCACCGAGGCGCGCGCCGAGGAGATCTTGCGCGCCGATCTCGCCACATTCGAAGAGCGCGTCGAGCGCCTGGTCAAGGTGCCGCTGACCGACAACCAGTTCGCGATGCTGGTCTCCTTCGATTTCAACACCGGCGGGCTCGGCAAGTCGACACTGCTCAAAAAGCTCAACAAGGGCGATTATGACGCCGTGCCGGCCGAGCTGATGAAATGGGTCAATGCCGGCGGCAAGCGCGTGAAGGGTCTCGTCAATCGGCGCTCGGCCGAGGCTGGTCTTTGGGCCAAGGGCGAGTTTGTTTCCAGCAACACCGTGCCGGCCGCACCGAAGGCACCGGAAGTGGTGACGAAGGAAAACGTCAGCTGGGCCGCCGGCATCCTCTCAACGATTGCCTTTGCCTTCACCGGCAATGGTCCGCTGCAGTGGGCGCTGGCGGGGATCCTCGTCGTTGCCTTCGCGATTGGCGCCTTCTTCTTCCTGCGCAACCGGCTCGATCCAGCATGATCCCCTGGCAGAAGATCCTCGGCGGCGTGCTCGTGCTCGCCGCTATTACCTGGACCGTCCTCGAGCTCCGTGCGGACGGCGCCCGCTCCGTCACCAATGCAATCGAAAGGCAGAACAATGCGGCGGCACATTCCGCGGGCGATGCTCGCTCTGACTATGACACTTGCCCTGACGGGCTGTGGGATTTCGGCGCCGGCAAATGTCGACGGGTTGCGGCGGATCGTCGGCGCTGATCTGGTTGGCGCGCGAGGGGCGACGCCGGCAGATCAGCGGAAGATAGACCGGACCGTCGTCGGCCTCTGCGCCGGCGGCGTCTGGACGAAGGTTGAGTGCGAAAGGCATGGGGAAGGGCGGTAATGGCGGCTACAGAGACGGCGGCGGCGGTTCATCGCCAGCTCGGGGAACTGGCGGCGGGGATGCGAGCCCTGCAAGACACGATGCGCCGGATAGAGGAAGGGGCCGACCGGGCCGAAGACAAGGCAGCCGAAAGCCGAGCGGCCGTGCACCGTCGCATGGACGAGCTCGTCGGTCGCGTCGGTCATCTCGAAACATCGACGGCCACGATCGTCTCCGACGTGGCCGAGATGAAGCCGGTGACCGACGACGTGAAGCGGTGGAAGCTGATGGGGATCGGCGCGCTCGGTGTCACCGGCATTGCAGCGATGGCGCTCGGCGTGAGTTTCGCCGAAGCGATACGGCGGGTCGTGTTCGTCATCGTCGGAAAGGTTTAAAAAGAGATGGCCCCTGCGGCCAAGGGGCCATATTAATGATCGTCAGTCAGCAAACGATTGCGTGCACCAGTGCCTTACGGCATCGTTCGTCAGACTGTCGTCAATCAGCGCCTTCCACGCAGCAGCGCATTCGTCGGTATCAGAAAATCGTCTCATTGCACTTTTCACGCTGATGAGGTCTAGCGTACCGTGATGCTCTGGAAGTCTATCGAAATCCATGATCTTTTTGGCGATCTCGGAAGTGTAGCCCGGAGTAAGAACTTTTCCGTAAAAGAAATTTATTGTCTCTCTCAAGGCTACAATTCTGTTTGACGAAATTATAAGGCGGCGAGCCTTCGGTTTAGAATAATCATCGCATCTCAGGAAATTCGAAATAAGCTCCAATTGATCGCCGTTATTTTTGCCATCAAGAGCGAAAGTATCGCATACAGTATTGAGGAGCATGCCTCTAAGACTTGCAGGCAAATTACACATCCAATCGATAGTGTTTTCAATCGGATTTTTGTTATCGTGCAGGAAATCATTCATTGTTATGGCCCAACTCTATTGCATACACCTATTTTGCTCTATGCAAAGCCGCATACATAGAATCCCCAGCGGGGGATACTCTTCGATCTGGTTCTGGCATATCAGTTCACATTCGCTATAAATTTCGAGGCAATCGCGAACCATGGGTTGAGCATCACTCTGGCCCTTGGCGCTATATTCCACCTTCGTTACATTTCCGCACCTTGCTTGAAACGTAGTCTGATTGAAATTGGACTTGGGTAGGTAGTTTAGGGGTTGAGCCTGAGCTGAGCCAATAGCCGACCATGCTGCAACCATCGAGATTAGAAGAGCTTTCATTTTGTTCCCTAAGTGCAATCTATGATGGTTGAGTTACATATTTATTGAGTCAAAAAGTCAACTTTAAAAAGTATCTAGAGTTGCGATTGTTTCGATTTGCGTGTTGCAAGCCAACGACGTGAGCGGTCAGTCCTTATACGACCACCCGATCCGCTGACTTTGTTGAGTATGCTGCGGATGCCCGTTTGCGATTTTAAGCCAAAAGAGGCCGCTGTTGCTTCGTGGGAATGGGGCGATGCCGGCTAAACATAGCGCGTGCGCTGAGCCCTTTTCAGAACTTCGAGACCGGTCGCCTCCACACAGTCATAATTGAGGGAAACGCCCTCTGCGAAGTTGCCGAATTTCAACAAATTTAGGTAGGAACTGCTCTAAAACTCAGCGGTAACGCTCGTACCGGCCTCATCCTTAAATGGCGGGCAGCAATGGATTGCCTGTGAACTTGGAGGAGTTGATTTCTCGCGAGACGCGATGGAATTGTAGCTGGTTGTCGAGGTTGCGGCCGAGCAGTGCTTTCGCATCGGCAACGCTGGTCTCGGCCGACAGCCATTCATCATAGGCCGTTGGATCGAGAATGATCGGCTGGCGATCGTGCAACTGCTGCATCGGGGCGCCAGCGGCCATTGTCAGGATCGTGCAACTGGTGACATCCAGTGCGTCGTTGTGCGCCCACAACCCGGCGAATGAAAATGGCTGGCGATCGGGCAGGTGAATGAACCATGGATCTTTTCCGCCGTCCTCGGCTTTCGTCCATTCATAAAAGCCGTCGGCCGGGATCAGGCAGCGCTTGGACTTGAAGGCATCGCGAAATGAGGGCTTCTTTTCCGCGTCCTCCGAGCGGGCGTTGAACAGTGCTATCTTCGGCATCTCCTTTGCCCAGAAGGGGACAAGCCACCAGCGCCCGTCCTCCAGCACCTGGTTGCCTTCCTTGTCATTGTGAACGAAGGGCACGGTCTGTGTCGGGGCGATGTTGTAGCGGGGCGGCGTATTTCGTCCGTCGTGTTTGTCGTTTAGACGGTAGAGGCGAACCAGTTCCGGCCACGTCATCATCTGGGTAAAGCGTCCGCACATTTCCCGTCTCCCTATGGTGATTGGCTCAGGCGTTTCGATCCATCTTGCCAAGCACCAGGCTGTTGTTGATGCGGTTTCCGCAGGCTGTGCACCGAAGAAACGGGCGTAGCGTCGCCAGCGGGGTTTCGCGGCCATACTTGTCGGCAAGCTTCCATCGGTCAAGCCAGCACCTGGCGTGGCACTTGCTGCATTGCGCCCCAAGGATATGCCACTCGGCCAGTTCGCGGATCTTCAGCTTGCCGAGTTCTTCGGCCATGTCGAATGCGGGCTTGCCGACTGTGAGGTCGATGCCGCGGCGCTGTCTCATATCGCGCTCCCTCAATCTTCGATCTTCCCGTCCTTCGCCACCAGCATGATGCGCGACCCGTCGCGAAGGATAATGCGGCGGTTGCGGTAGCGGGGCAGGAGGGCATGAAATGCCGCCGTGGCGGCCATGGCGCAGTTGGCGCCTGCGAGCGAGCTGGTGCGCTTGCCGTTGGCATCTGTCTCGTCGATCGCGTGGACGAACTTGTCGCCGAAGAAGTTGGGCCGGTAGATGTCGGGCATGTCCTCGACCTGGTTTTCCTTGCCGACTTCGCAGAAGAAACCGCTGTCGCCTTTGCGCAGCCAGGCGAGGATGGGTCGGCCGTCGAGCTTACCTCGCCCCTGGAAGCAGATCTGCCATTCGGCATCGAGACGCACGAGTTTCAGGTGGGCCGGATAGGGTATGGACTTGTAGATAAGGCGCGCCAAGGCGATCTCCTGTGATGCTTCACAGCAGCATGCTGCTCGATTTTCAATGTGGCGGCCGCATCGCCGGGCGGATGACGCGTTAAGATTTCCGTGCTGGAGGCCAGACAGGGGGACGGTGCTCGTAGCAGTACCAGTTCGGCGCCGCCCTGCCGTGGGCAAAGCCGAAGCCGCCCCATTTCTTGCAGCCGGAATGCTCACAGAGATGCACGAACGGGCCGCTTTCCGGTTTCTTGATGGCGCCGACTTCGTCACTCATGCTGCAGGCCTTCTTAATGCGTCTGTTCTATAAATGTTCTCATTGAGGCGAGGAGTCAACGACCAGATTTGGGGAGGGCTAATGAAGCTTTTGCGCTCGGATAACGACGCCGGCGCATTCCTCGAACATGCGGCGCTCCGCATCGAGCGCGAACCAATGGTTATGAGCCAGCTCAATCAGCGCCTCGGCGACTTCCTCCCGCGACCAACCGGCCGCCGCGCCGCGATCGGCGAGAACTAGGAAATCAGCCTCCATCGCCATCTGACAATTTAGATCTCTGTCCGGATGGCGGGCTGAACATTTCGGCGCAGCTATCTTTGGCATAGCAAATCCTCCCTACCAGGGAGGGTAGGGCGGCTGGACACTTTTTCAAAAAGCATAATGAAAAAGCTGGACAGGTGAATGTCCAGCTTTTCGGCAAGTCATTGATTTCGGCTAATTGAGGTGGCCCGCCTCCGGCCTGCATCTTCACGTTGCGGCACGATGGGCCGTCAGCTTAATGGCGTTATGTCTTTTTCTAAGTCGGCAACTTCGCGCCTAATGTAATACCAGAATTTTCTCTCGATCTTTTCTTGAGTCCAGTCGCGAATATCAGAAACATCAAGTCCTTCCATGACCGAGATAAGCTCCATCTTTTTCTCTATAGTGTAATCATCGAACCTTGGTATGTACTTGGTCTCTGCAGTATTATATCGGATTTCGTGGAACGTCTTAACAAATTTCTTGGGCTTACCAAATTGTGCTAGGCCAGTCTTCTCCCATTGCATTTTTACAAATCGATCTAATCTCTTAAGCTGGTTAATATCTTCGGTCATGGAAAAGAAGAACATCCAACCAAATCGCTTCTCGTTCATTATGCAACCAGTGATCTTGATATTCAGCTTGAGAAGGGTTCTCTTTGGCTGATGCTTATACTTTCCAGCTGTTATCACCGACATGATGTTCTCCATCATGCGTTGATAGGAGCTTTGGCGAACTGATACTAAGTTCGGGGAGAGACGATAGCCAAGGTAATCCACGCTTTTAGACAGAGGAACCACTTTTGATTTTGTTCCGAGTGCATGGCATTCTAGACCTGCCATCTTCAATTGCTGAGAGATGTACTGGAAATTGCGCTCAGCCTCACTGGTCCGGCAGATGATCAGGATGTCGTCCACATAGCGAAAGTACTGCAATTTGGCGCGCGCCTCATTGTCAATTTTCATCATGTAGATGGATGAAAGTACATTCGAAATACTCAGTCCCTGTGGAACCCCGATTTCGCTTCTCTCCGTTCTGTCGCCGGTGGGGGTAGTTATGGCTCGCGTAACCAAATATTGTAGCTCAGGATGCGCTGTCCGAGCGCTAATCTGCTCAACAAGGTAGGCGTGTTGCAGGCTCGGATAGAAATCCTTTACGTCGAGTTGCACGAACGAGTATTCATCGGAAAGATGCCTGATGTACTCCTTGATCTCGCCGATAAAGTGATGCGGGGCGGGGATTTTGGCATCACTAAACACACTCGATAGAACATTTGTGATGGCTCTTAAGACCAAGCGATCTCTCACGCCAGCAATCGATATTTCTCGCGGAGGCTTTCCGGCGCCTTTAAGAATAAGTCGCTGTTTGAATGGGGTGAAATTGTACTTTTTGTCCCGCACCTTCTTGATCACGAGGGCGAGTTCGGTGTCGAGCTTTTTTTCAAAAGCAGAGGGGTGGACGCCATCCTTTCCCACAGTCCCGGACTTTGAAATTTTCTCCTCGAAGATAAGCTTAAGATTCTCTGGAGAAAACTGAATGTCGAAGGTCTCTTCGATTGTCATCTAAGGTGCCTGGATTGGGGCGGGGTTGTCGATGCAAAAAAGTGGGAAGGCCAAAAATATAATCGGAATCGAGAATAAAGCTATGACCAGTCCGTAATAACAAGTGAAGCGAACCAAAAAAGATAAAAGAATTGAGGGGGTGCATTTTATCTTTTGATCGCCATTTTTAAGGTCTTTCCATTCGAGTATCGTATGATTAACGATGAAGTCGTAGTAGTCTTCTCTCTTATGGTTTGGGAAGTCCATCATCATCTGGCGGAATAATGTGGTTTTTTCTGCAGCTGAGAGTTCATCTTGATCATGAAGCGTCTGAAGCTTCAGGTAACACTCGCGAAATATAGTCGCACTCGTCTCGAATCGAAATCCGCCCGCAACTAGGGACGCTACGAGTACGACGACCGACGCGGAAAGGTTTATTTGCTCCAAGAATGGATAGGGTGTAATATAAAAAGAAGAAAATATCGATAAAATTATAGTGAAAAGCGAATAATAGGTAACTGCAAGAAAACTAACATTTTGGTTTCTTCTGTATTTTCTCTCTGCAATCATCCGCACACGCGAATTGATCCATATGGTATCTTTAATATGCTCTGCCAT